TTAGTTCTTTGTACTCTGCTGGTGTCATGATAAAAAAGAAATTCGTTTGTATGTATCAATTATATACGACTGACAAGGTATGTCTATGTACATTTGATACATGAACATGTGCATGTATTATTTTATACATCGCCTTTTTCTGCTGTCCATATTATTGTATCATCATGTTTAGATTTTCTTTTTTTAATTAATTTAACTTCATGCCAACTTTGTTCATAACAACATAGGCATACATGAATACGTTTATGATGAAATCTCGTTAAATCGCACTGTGGGCGAGGTTTAGTGGAAATCTCGAGCGAAAAATATCTCTCTGGTTTCTTCCAACCTCTTTTTTGTTCGGACTCATCTGCAACAAAATATACCCATCCCTCGTGGACTTGCCCCAGTTCCGTAGTCCACACTACATAATCATTTACTTGGGGATCATAACCAGCGTTCATTTCTCAATGTCCATGTAGTTACGTCTCGTAGTCTCTCGACAACTGTAGTATCTGGTGTCCATCCTAACTCTCTCATCTTACTACCATCAAGTGCATAACGCAAGTCATGGCCTGGCCTTGATGAGTGAAAATCTACCATTTCATATTTTAATTCTTTATCTTGTGTTGATGCAATTACTTTTGCAAGTTTTAAATTATCTAACTCTTCAGCACCCACAATATTAAATTTAGGGCATTTCGCATTGCCCCATGTAGGATTAAATTTACCCTCGTAGTTTATCAGGAATAGCACAGCACTCGCAACATCATCAGCATGTATATAATGTCGTGAGCCAGGCACAGTTCTCGTCTTATCACTATGAATTGTAACCTTTTGATTATCTCGTATCTTACGAATACACATAGGTATAAATTTCTCAGGATGTTGTCTCTCGCCAAAGACATTCATTGTATGAGTAATATAAATTGGTAATTGATATGTATTCTCGTATGCAACCGCTAATTCTTCTCCGCCTGCCTTAGTTGCACTATATGGATTTGTTGAATTATATCTATCATTCTCACTATATCTGATACCGTCAGGAGCTGGGCCAAATACCTCATCTGTACTAAAATATAAAAATCTTTCTAAGTGATCAAGTGATCTAGCGAAGTCTAATATATTACAAGTTCCAACCACATTATCCATGACAAATTCCATTGGATAATCTATACTACGATCCACATGAGAACCAGCAGCAAGATGTAGAATATAATCCACCTTGCCAATATCTCTTCTTACGAGAGGATTTAATTCTGCCTTTAGATCATGAAATAACACCTTGACTCTCTTTCTTTCATTTGGCGTACATTCATAATGCAGTATATCATTGAGACGATTGAGATTACCACTATAATCTAGTCGATCAAGTGTAACTATCTTCCAATCTGTTTGTGTTAATATACGGGCAATCAGATGATGGGCAATAAATCCAGCACCGCCAGTAATCAATACGGTTTTCATTCGTTTGTTGTATCCTCTAAAATTTTAAGAAAACACCATTCATATGGATCATCATCAGCCAGAGCAAACTCCTGATACATGGCATGAGCTTCATCATACATTTTCATATCAACAAGTTCAGTCAATCTACGGCAGTAGTAGTTCTCAATCTGAGTAACACAATCTTCTTTGTTTTGATCCATTACCATTTATCCTCATGTGTGTGAATTTTACCCTCAACGTGATTGTGATCAATCTCATCAATGTGGGCGTGGTCAATCGAGATATGCACGTTTGATTCCAGAATTGTTGCAATTCTTTCAAGTGCATCAGCGATACGGGCGACATCATTGGATGTCCTTGTTTCAGTTACAAATGTCATAACTTATGCATGATAGGCGAAGGAAAACAAAAACGAGGTCTTACATTCAATGATTGTTGCAACTTAATGCCCATTGGACGCCTGTTTTGTTTTCCTATAATCAATTATAGAGCATCTAAATCAGAATGGCGAGCCCTGCGTGACACTTTTTTATCTGTCACAGGCGTGTATTCATATCCATACTTTTCGAGATATTCTTCAAAATGTTCATTAGATACTTTGCCTTGCCAATACTCAGCCTCAGTGTAGTGTGGTTTTCTAAGTGTTTTCAAATATTCCAAGACTTTTGCCTTTACGCCCATCAGTTCATTATAACAATCCTGATTATGAGCACATGATCTCAATTTGTCGTCAGGTTTATGAACTGACTCAATAAAGAGATCAAGTCCTCGATTCCATTTTACATCCTGAGATTCTTTTATGTTGATAGTGTTTTGATCTTTCATTGTTTTAATTGTTGACTATTGAGATAGCGGGTTGTCCATCCTTGAATACGGTATCAACGACTGCTTGTACCTTACGAGCAGTGCTAATTCCAACTTTACTATAAACTGGTATGCAAACTAATCCAAACGTCTTTGTGGCGTCGCCTAGACGTATTACACGACCAATCGTTTGAGATATACCGATATAGTCCATGTTGCGAAGAAATAGAACTGCCTCCAATCCATTAACATTTATGCCCTCAGATAGGATACTATGATGTAATACAACAAATCGTTTTGTAGAGTCTTTACCCCACTCATTAAGAGTATTGAAAAACTCCTCACGATCTACCTTTTCACCATCAATAATAGCACCTGTCTTTGATGTAATCGTCATCCAAGAATAACCACGATCAGCCAAGTCTTGTACGAAAGAAGTGTGTGATACAAGATTAATAATTTGTTTTGTTGCCTTGGCACATATTAGAACTTTATTCTTAGATAGATTATCAATTGAGTCAATCATCTGTTCGCAATCACGATCAGCAATCAACTCATCCTTGCCAAGTATTCTTGACTGATAAACTTCAACTTTTGGAGGCAGTATATAGCCTTCCTTAACTAATTTAGGAGCAGGCACTTGGCAAATCACTTTACCATACTCTGGCCAGTTCATACCAGCCTTGACAGGTGAACGACTGTGCTTTGGTGTAGCGGTAAAGAAATAACATCTTTCAGCGAAGTGAGAGAAGTGTTCAGTAGCAGGGAAAAAATTCTTCTGTACTGAATTGTGTGCCTCATCAAAGTAAATGGTATCAACTTCAATATCAAGTGACTCTTGTATTTTGTGTAAAGAGTGATATGTGGTAAAAATTAAAATGTTCTTGATACTGTTGTGATACCAGTTCTCAAGTTCTTCAGTCTTAGTTGTACTGAAATGATGTGTCTCTCCACTATGAACGTGAGCGACATCAACATCAGTGATAAACTCAAGAAACTCTGATGACAACTGATTTGCCAATAATATACGAGGTGCAACCACAACAATCGTACGAGCAATAGTTGATCTGAATCTTTGTTCAGCATCATTGATCATACACATTGTCTTACCGCCACCAGTCGGAACAATCACTTGTCCTTTGTTGTGACGAAACATTGCTGATACAGCTTCAAGTTGATGTGGTCGTAGTTGCATAAAATCCTCTGTATGTATCCATTATACAAAAATGGGGCAGTATAGCAACCACCCCATGTGACGGTTATTTAATTGTCACAGATAATTTATTCCTCTCTTCCTTTCTCTTCTACTCTTCTAAGAAACTCATCATCAGGTGTAAAAATAACTGGGCCTTCTGATATTCTCTCCGCAAGTTCATCTAGTAGCGGATCTTTTTGGTTATTTGATTCTTTGGAGTTCATAAAAAAACGAAACTAAGCCTAGTATAGACTTAATCTCGTAGCTTGTCAAGTTTGGGTGGACAGTTATTTTATTGACTAATATTGGTATGAAGTAAGATATGGTAATCCGTATTTTGTACAGTTCCTATTATAATTAGATTCAACTTCTGATTCATAAAGTCTCTTATTATAAACAGCCACACTAGCAATCGGGCCAGAAACATTGTCGTAATAATCACCACTAGAACCACTATGTATGCCACGTCCTCCAATACTTATGTTATCAAATGAGTAATTGTAACCCCAAGTTGTACTACCTGTATGTTCTTTAACGCCATTAATATAAACATCTACGGTGCTGTTTGATGAATGTACAGCGCAAATATTGTACCAATTATTAGCTGTTAGAGTGATACTGGTAGTTTCAGCTCCATG